CCAATGCGAACCATCACAACCATGTAACGCGACCCAACGAAATCCCGAAGGAGATCCTCCGGAATGTCGTCAGGGTGCATAGAAAGCGTTAAGACATAACCATTCTTGTCCTGTTTAAGAGCTACTTTGCAGCCTTCAAACTGAATGCTATTCAAGATTACTCCCAAGGGTTGCTGTTAGTTGCTTCTGCTGGTTTCTCGTAAGGCTCAGACGCGGCCAAGGACAAGAACTTCAAACCATCTTTAGATTCTTTTTTCCAAGCGCCCAAAGAAATCTTAACAGTTGCACCTTTAGATTTATCCATCATCTGAATAAGGAATGTCTTGTCTAAATGCACATCCCCGCGCATATCTGGATACTTATCGGTCTTCTTTTCGTTGTTTGGAAACAAAGCGCCGGTGTTTGGTTTAACTTCAAAAGCCATGATTACTCCTTAAAGGTATTTTTAACTTCGGTAAATTTTGCCATCATCTCTTTAAAAAAGATGGCATCTTCTGCTTTGACGGTATCAAATAGAACCTTGTTCTTTTTAAATATCGCCATCACATCTTCTTCGTTGGAACAAAGATCAAGCAACATATATGATGAAGTCTTAATCATTTGTAGCCAATCGGATACAGCACCCTCTGGTATGGCTGGGGCTACAATCTGCCACTCACCCTTTTGGCCAGCAATAGGTGCCTTAATAGGAACGACCTTTGCTGGCTCAGGCTTTTTTACTGGCTCATCCTTTCCCATTACCGAATCTAAGGCGTCATGCTCTACGATTTCAAAAGCATTAGTCCATAGATAACGGCGAAGGTAGGTCTGCACGGCTCCCAAGTTTTGCACATCGTGACAACCCTTGAGCGCAGCTGATGCCATTGGAGAGGTGAACGTAATAAACTGGCCAGCGTCCTCCACATCGTAAATAGTCAAATACGCTGTATCGCCGGTAAATGATACGGCACCACACAAACCTACCTTATTGCAAATAGTTTGAATCGCCGGCAAAAAGTCAGCCAACTCAAAATATTCATAACCGGCAAACTTATTCTTGCCCGATTTTTTTAATTGCGTTGATTGCAGAATTATTCTGGCATCTTGCAATTTCTTGTATACACTCATTTTCTACCTCTCTGTAAAGTTCATTTAACTCCCCAATTGCATCTTGAATGCAATCCAACTTTGTTACTGGATCCAACCTTGACAGCCCTTCATAAAACACAATCTGGGCTCCACCAATTGCCGGATCATACGCAAACTCAAACAGCTTCATTCTGATAATCCCTCCACTGTTGACACCAACTACTTACTGGGCAATACGACATACACCGAGTACGCTCGCCCGGACGATACTCAATTTCATACTCTTTACCAAGATCCTTGATGGCCTCTTCTGCCTTATCCTCTGCATCATATAAAGACTTAGCACGGATATTGCCTTTTTTCTTAATCGCCCATACAGCCGGCTTTTCCCACATATCTTCAGGTGTGCAATTTGGCAACACACCTGATGTCTCAATATCAAAGTCACAGGCGCTGTGCATCGCAATCCGTTTAGAGATATAGCACTCTCGCTCAGCCATTGGCCACAACTTAATTGGCAGCTCTTTAATTGGAGACTCTGGATAACCTTCTTTGTGATTGGCATCGCGGCGGCTCCAATCGCGGATAATGGCCACAATACCCAAGTCCACTATCGGTGCCTGCTTAACTTTTTCTACCAACCATGCATAAATATTGAGCTGCAGCTCCCACTCAAACTTTTGTTTCATTACCGCCCACACGGATGTGGTTTTGTAATCGCGGATAGAAATACCTTCTGGATGCAGTATCTGTAAATCAATCGCACCAGAGATATGCCAGCCATCTAACTCGGCATGAAGACGCTCTTCTACTAAATGGTTCTCATCTTTGCCGTGCTCCAAGACATTATGTAGAGCGCTACCAAATAAAGAAAAAACCATATCAGAAGCATCTTGTTCAATCTCATCATCAAACTTTCTCCGTAGTGCTACTACTTTAGGACTGTCTAATAGCTGGGTTGCAGACAGATGAGCCTTGCCCTTGCTATAGGTAGGGCGATCTAAGACGTTGATAAACGTCTGTGGAATATTGAATTTGTTGGTAATTTTCATGTTATTCTCCTCTTGTGTGTAAGCATATCACAAGTCATTAGGTTGTACCCACTATTAGTCACCTACCGAGATAAATATTTATGAATGTTGTTTTTTTGCCATGGCCGCCTAAAGAGTTGTCTCCCAATGCGTCTATCCATTGGGCTAAGAAAGCCAAGTTTAAAAAAGCCTACAGGCATGATTGCTGGGCATTAGCCTTAGAAGTGGGCTTAAAAGCCCCACAAGGCGATAAAAAGATAAGGCTGAAGATAACCTTCTATCCGCCGGACAAACGCCACAGAGACGCAGATAATATGGTCGCGGCTATTAAGTCTGGATTGGATGGTTTAGCGGATGCACTAAGGGTAAACGATAGGTTATTTTTACCTACATTTATATTTTCTGATGAACCCAAAGGCTATGTTGAGGTTATAATAAACCCGTAGTACCTTCACGAAAAGGTTTGGGGTGGCCTAAAACCACCCCTTTTTTATAAGCCGGCTTCTTTGCGGATCTGGATTACGTCTTCTAAGATTTCATTCTTAGTATTCTGAAGCTCTTGAATTTCTTTGCGGCGGTCGTCTTTAGAGAACTTAGGATCCCTTACTTCACCAACCCTGCGTATTTCCTTGTTAATTTCTTTGAGCGCGGACTCAATGCCGGTGACATATTCATAAGCAGCAATCTCTTTCTCATGCTTATTGAAGTACTTGTCTGCTTCCTCATCTTTCTCACGCTCAATGAGTTTCATAAAGGTCTTGTGCTTAGGCTCAACCTCAGATTTAAGATCATAGAACAGGGATTCTGGGCCGCGGCCTACGTCTCTATCCATGAGGCCACCCCATAACGGATTGTCTTTCTGTTCTGCAGTTGGACGATCACCAGAAAGCATATTAGAACCCCACATCACCACAGCGCCGTTAGTTCCAAAGATACCCCTGACTAAGTGATCCATCTCAATTGGATTTAATACACCGCCAGCAACTGCGCTAAGAACCTTACCTAATTCAGAAGTGGATGCGTTGTACTGTTCTGCCGCGTCTAAATTTTCCAATCCTTTTGGAGTAATTGCGCCGCCGGTAAAGAAGTTGCGGTTAAGGCCAATCTCTACGGCTGGTTTGATACCAGTAGGAATAGGATTTGGGCCAAGCAAGGAGTCTATTGCAGCTTCAGCCAGAGCCTTACGCAATCTGGTGCCGTCTACTTCATTCTTGGTGCCTTTTTTGATAACGTAGTTCGTAATTAACTCTGGCATTGCCTTAAAGAAATAGGCTGCGGAAGTATTCATCGGCAATAAGATGTTGTCATCTACACCAATATATTTAGCTATGTTTTTAGGGATAACAAAGTTACGGGCTTTCTTTTGATCATCCATCTTCTCGTAGTCATCATTTCCGCCCATAATCATTGTGTAAATCGTTGTCCACGCAGTCAACATTGCAGCTACTTTAAGCATAGATGCAAACGCAGCTGCGCGATTCTTGCCTTTTAAACCACCGCCGGCCAGAGCCTCAGCCAGTACATCTAACTGCTGGGCATAGGCATTCATAAATGATACTGAACGGGTAATGGCAACAACCATCTTAGCATTACCGTGTTTCTTAAAGTCAATGATGTTGTTAGATCTCATCAAGGCCAAAGTCTCATCACCAGTCTCAGCCAGTACACGCTTGTAAGTTGCTATACGCTGCGCCATATCGGATGCATCACCAACCTTATCCAAGAAATTGGTAAATTTATTTAATTTGTTTTGTTCTATCAGACCAATCTGCTGTTTGTATTGCTGCTCTGGTGAGCGGGTATAAGATTGGAATCCACCAATACCGTAGGCCTTTAAATGGCGGACGATTGGATCTTCTGAATTAAGGGCATTTAAGAATGATTTAAAGGTATCTGCATACAGGATGGCGGAGTTCTTAGCGCCTAGGCCGGAAACCATAGCCGCGGTTGGGGCATCCATGAACAGCTGGCGTAATTGGAACTGTGGCCAAGTAGTAATACCGCGGCGCAACAGGTTGGCCATAACTGCAAATATCTCAACTGCCGGCATATTGATGTTTTCCATACCAATAACCGCCTCAGCAATTAATGGATCTGGGATGTTAACAATCACTCTTCTGCCGTTAACCACAATATTTAAACGCACACCGTTGTCATCTCTACCTTCTTCCCTGTAGAGTTTTAACTTGCCTTTCTTTTTACCTTCGGTGTAACGTTCTGCGTACCGCGCGGCTACCATATTAGCAGCATGGTTACGCATAGAGTTACGGCCTAAAACGGCAGTGTTGTGCAGCATATTGTCTAGGATGTCATCAATCTCACCAAGGTTTTCTTGATACTTTTGAATAGCTTCATTAAATTGGTCAAGATCAATCTCGCCATCAATGTAATCTCTGGCTGCCTTATTGACAGCTGCGTTACGTTTAAAGACTTTTTCTTTGGCTACGTTGGTTAGGCTCTTGGTTGATCCACGGACAGGGGCGCTATGAACGTCTTCCATCTCATCTTGAATGCGCTGCCATGGAACGTAGTCTTCAATCTCACGTAAAGACTTAGCGCGCTTCTTACTGATAAGACCAGAAAACTCCATGTTGTCAAGGTTATTACTATTAACCGCTTGCCAGTTGTCCATCATATTTCTAAGCTCTGGATTGTCATCTTCCAGCGCGGAATAAATGTCAATGGACTCATCGCTTAATTTCACCTTACTTCTGGCAACGGCAATGTTATAGAAGTCGTTCTTGGCTTTTTCTACTTCATCCAAGGCGTCATAATACGCATCGGTGCCAAACTCTATCTTTTCGGCTTTTTCTTTGGCTTTCTCTACGATACCTTCTTGCTCTTGGAAAGCGTTCAAGATACTTCTAGAGCGCTTGGCCTCAAAGTAATCTTGAATCATGTTATTGGCTTCTTGGGCGCCAACGCGTTCAATCAAGTCATGCTTAGCCAACATCACATTGGCAAGGGATTCTTTAGCGTCTTCGGCGCGGAACATCTGTGATTCAGTATCAAACATCAACTTACCACGCATGATGACCTGAGACATAATCTCACCGGAATGCAGGGCGTTGGTCAATGCTACAGAGGCAATGACCTTTTCTTGGCCGTCTCTGACCTGTCCGTTAAATTTCTTAACCTCGGCAACTTCTAGTCCGCGGCCATACCAGACACCTTTAATACGTGCGTAAGTTATCGCGCGGTCTAGCTTGCTGGCCATCTTATTGACAGCCAACATTGGGCTTTCTTTTACCGCCTTAGCTGCTTCTCTAGCCGCGCCATAAGATCCTAATAGCATATCTTTAACAGACTTAGAAGTCTTTAACTTAAAATCTTCACGGCCATCAGCTTCACGCTGGGCTAAATATTGCTCTCTTGCAGATCCTTCAAACTCCTCACCTTCTTCTTCAATGTTTTGAAGATCGCCTTTGTATTCACCTCTTAACAAATATCCAATCAAGCTGCCATGGTCTACACGTTGCATCTCACCTTTAAATATCTTGTTCATGGTTTTGTGAACGACATAAGTGTTGTTCATGCCAAAGAAAGACTTTAAACCCTCAATTAACCCCTTGATGGAATTAACAAATTTATCCCATGTGGTTCCAAGTTTTGCACGCATCATATCGGTACCATTGACAGCCCAATACTCGGATGGCGTTAGGTATTGATAAAAATCATATCCAAGGCCTTTTAAATTCTTAATAGCATCATCATAATTTTCTTTGGTTGGGTTTTCTAAATATTCCATAACAGCATCAAAATAATCTTGGTGCTTTTGACCCGGATAGTTTTTAATTGCTTTTTCAAGAGATCTAGCCCATGCATCTACCACCACTTTTCTGGTATCCGCATCCATCATTTGTTCAAATGAGTGGGTTAATTCATGGCTAATTGTGTTTGGATTGTCTACGCCAGAACCATTCTTCCAAAGGGTAACAATTCTAGAATATGGCGCAAAGTTTGCAGAGCTAGGGCTATTGGGATTTTTGTTCGCTCTAACAGACAACTGTAATCCATCTAATATTTTTGGATTGGTTGCATAAATGTGCTGGATAAATTCAGATACTTCAGGAGCTAAGTTGCCCTTCTTTTCCTCTTCTACCGCTTTTAATTTAAAAGCAATAGGCCTTCTGTCTTCTTTATATGTAGCATCTAAATAGTTTTTTATATTTTGCTCTGACTCCAACAAAACATTAAGTTCTTTTTGTAATGGAAGCGTAGATCCAACTTTGGCAACTTCTTTGGTTTTGCGGCGGACAGCTGCTCTAACATTCCTGTATTCTTGCTGGCTGTCTTCTCTGTCTTTGTTAACTTGTTTGTTCAAGGCTCGCTCATACGCGCCGGGAGATAGCATCTCAAGAGTATTAGTACGAGCCGCATAATTTACTAATGTGTACCCTTCTTCATGGGCTTTACGGTCGTATTCTATCGCTTTTGCAGGGCTCAGTGGACCATTTTCTAATTCTGCACCATTAAAATAATCAATTGCCAACGGAATATATTTCCAACCAAGCGCTTTGGCAGCCATAATCCGATGGTTGCCTTCGTTTACATAAGGCGTTCCATTTTGATAAACATTAATATATGGTGAGTAATGGGTTTTGCCATCCTGTTCAAATGGCAAGCGATTATTTTTACCCATGTAATCTGTTAAATATTTTAAATTACCAGATCTTACATTTCTTTGCTCATCATTCATGCCTTGAAATTTTGCAGCAATATCAACAGGGATTAATAATGTTCTTGTAGAAGAATTTACCACATTTTCTTTTGCTCTAAAATAAGCTGTTGCAGAACCAAATCTTCTAGGAACGCCAGAAGAAAGTCTTCCATCTTCAATTGATTTTTCTTTTTTATGTCTTAGCCATTCGCCTCCGGGATTGGAGTCTAATAAAAATATAGGTGGAATTTCTACATCAGAAACCATATTCAATGGAATGTATGGCTCTTCTGTTGGCTTTTCGCCGCGCTTTTTAGCCTGACGCTCGCGGTTAATTTCTGCTTGAGTTTTGCGTGGCTCAGTGGCCTCTTGTTCTCTGCCAACAATCTTGCGCTCTACCTTAACCTCTTCTGTCTTGGTAGTTTTAGTGGCCGGCTTTATCGTTTCACGAGTAAGGTCTTCGTTTGAAACCGTATTGGCAATATAGTCATGTACTTTGGTTTGATCATCTGGCACAACAAAGACAATAGACTTGTCCATTCGGTCACCTTCTTCCAACTTATCCATTACTTCTGGTTGTGCGTTAACACATCCATGGGATAAACGAGTGCCTTGACCAGTTGCTAAAGCTTGTTTGCGGGCGGCAGCATCAGCTTCTTTTAAATAAACCGTATGCATAAAGGCTACATTCCAACCTTCTTTTACGTTGCCTACTGTGTAGATAGTTCTGCCATCATAAGTAGCGCTGCCTTTTTCTTTTTTAACTCTAAGCGCGCCGGCAGGAGTAATCTGGTTGCCCTTAAATTCTGTTTGTCCAACATAAACGTCACCAAGGGATTTGCCTAAAACTACATTGTCTTTGAGCAATAGACTGCCGTTTGGTTGAAATACAAACGCCTTGGATGTTGGTTTGTCTACAATGGTAAATAGCTTATCGTTAGCCTGCATCTCAGGCTGCAACGCGGCAAACAGTATAGAGAACGCCTTCTTACCACTATCTGACATCTCACTAGCAGAATCGGGAACTTCAGCCCTGACTTCTTCAGTAGTTACCTTAGATGGGTAAACCACCACAGACTGCTCACTCATGTAGGCTGGATTAAATACCATAGCAACTGACAGCATACCGGCTTGCAATTTTGCAATGATGCTACGAATAGCTTTATCAATTGCCTCAGCACCTTTATTGGTGTAGGTAATAATGTCTTCACGAATACGCTTCATGAAGTCCATGCTGGAATTTGGAATGCCGTAATGCTCTTCTAATGTAGCAATATCAGCATCGGATAGTTTGCCAACTTGATTTGTTAACAGCTTCATCTGGCTAGGAGTAATTTCCGTAGCCTCTACGTCAATAGTGCGTGATTCATCAACAAGTTTTGGCGTTCTCTCCATTGGATTGCCAGATTCATTGGTTGCAACGAATCCATATTTGGAATAGAGATCAGATAACTGCTCTTTAGTTATGCCTTTTTTCTCAAGCTGGGCTGGCTCTAAAAATACGGTATAACCATTTTTATCAGCAACATCAATTAAATCTTGCAAAGCTTGTTTAGCCAAACCTTGTTTGCGTTTTTCTGGATCAACAATTAAATGTTCAAATGTAATATCTTTTTCTTTGCCAATTCCTGTAGCAACCCTGCCATACTCTTTTCCTTGTTGTTTAAATAACAATTTATTCGGTTGCAAAGCAAGTCGTACACCATCTCTTTCAATAGTTCTATATGTATTTCCAGCTTTATCTGTGTAAGCTCTTGGATTATCAAAACCAAGCACTTTATAGCCTTTGGCAGCCATATCAACAAACAATGGGAAATCTAGCTTTTCACCTTCGTCATCTATTACAAACTTCTCTTCAGCTTTCTTTTCTGCTGGTTTTTCTTCTACTTGAGTTAGCTTAGTTTTACTTACATCAGAAGGTGGTTTTACAGCATACCCTGAACTAGACTTTAGCTCTAGATCGCCATTAGGTTTAATAGATTTAATCTCTGCTCTAATTGTTTTTTCAGTTGTAAAAGGTTCATTACCTTTGTATTGCACAACTGGTTCCTTATAAAAAACATAGTCACCAATTTTAAATTCTGAAGGTGTTTCTTTTGCAGCTTTCTTCTCAGCCTGACGTTCACGATTGATTTCTGCTTGTGTCTTTTTGACTTCAATGTGGACTTCTTTTGCCAAAGAATACCTTTCAATGGCTTTTAATTTTTTCTTAATTGAATCATCAAGATAATCATTGCGCAAAAGTTCTGCTATTGTGTGTTCTAAATCTTTTATTTCTTGCGATGTTTTTTCATTAGCATTAATAAAATAATTGCTAATTTCAGCTTCTTTTCCTTTTGACTCTTTAAATACTTTGTTGGCAAACTTTGTTGCCATCTCTTTGCTTGCATCGGCCAATCTAATTGGTGTTTTTTCGGCGGCTTCTCTTTGTTTGGCCTGACGCTCTTTATTAATTTCGGCTTTAGTCTTTGGTTTTTCTTCTTCTACTAAACCAATAGCTCGCTTAGCTGCAGGAGTTAGATGTGCAGATAACTTATCTTTCAGATCTGCTCTTTCGTCAGAATCCGGCATATAATCCATCATCTCTTCTTGTATTTCTTCAGCTTTTTTAAATTCTGCTGGTGTCAAGTCTAATTTAATAAGATATCTTTGATCTCTTATTCTTTGACCAGATGCATACCAATCTTTGCCATCATTAGATGACACAACATTAATTGGAATATTTCGTTCAAATCTTTCTTTAAGTAAATCAACCGCTTCTCTATTTACAGGTTCGGCAGGCTTTGTTTCGGCTGTTGTAGGTTTTGGTACCGGTAAATTATATCCAACGAATTTCCTTACCCTATCCATGTCTGGTGAATCAGTAAACCGAACAAAGGAATCTCCACCTCTAATTCCGGCAGCTTCTGCTTCTTGAGAAACGTATACTTTGTTGTTCTTTATATTAAGTAAGCCGGCTTTTTCAAACTTTTTAAGTACTGGTTTAACTTCATCATTATATTGAAGGCCATTGCCACTTCCAACAACTTGTCCAACAAAGGCTATTTCTTCAGGAGTAAACTCTTGGGGAATAATTTTTCTTGGTGGCTTAATTTTTTCTGGTGCCTTTGGCGTAGCAACAGTTTTTTCAACAGGCGGCGTTGGTGGAGCAACCTCTTGTGGCGCTGCAGGGGTTACTGCAGGCGTTACCTCAACAGGTGTAACTTCACCAGCCACTAGATCATTCATTTCTTTAGTGATCTCGCCTTGACGTCTATTAAGATCACCAAACTCGGCTGGAGTTGCAGTCTTATACTTCTCGTCAATTGTTTTAAACTCGGCCTCTAAAGCATCAAGTCGGTCAATCTTTTCTTTATCTTGCTCTTCAATGTCTTGGTCTTCAAGAGCTTTGAACTTACCAAGATCCTGTTGGCCGGCTGGTGGTGTACCTGCAGGAGCACCCGGAGGCGATGTAGGAGGAGCGCCTTCTACGGTAACGTTCTTGCCTTTTTGTAGGACTGGTTTTCCTTCTTCTTCCGGAGCTGCTTGCGGTTGAGTTTTTGAAACAAAACCACGAGCCGCGCCCGGAGCGGCCTCTCCAATTGCACCAAGCACAAGGTTAGCAAATGAATCAACGCCAATCTCTCTAACAACCGTTTTATTAATACCTAAATCCGCGGCAACGCCTTCAGCTAATTCTGATGCTCCACCCTCTACGCCGGCAAGAGCCGTTCCTGCAGCAACTTGGCCAAGTCTAGATTTAGCGCTATTTAAAAGTAATTTATCAAAGCCACCGTGTAACAGTTTGCTTGTAAATTGATTTCCCAAAGCACCAACCAAACCTTGATACATGGCAGCAGTATCACCAGCCTTTGATTCGGTCATTAAGCGAGCATCTTTTGGTGTATATCCAAGTGCCAAAAGGTTTGCAAAATAAGGGCTATTTTTAGAAAGTTCTTGATCATTCATCTTTTTGATGTGATCTCTTGCTTCATTAATTGCTTCAGATCCAGCCTGTCCAAATCCAGCTGCGCCAACAACAGTTGGGTTTTTACTTATGGCTGCTATTAAAAATGAGGGCGCGGCAGTACCAAATACGTTGGCTACGTGACCCATCATGCCTAATGCACTGGGGTCATTACCTATAGATATTTCACTAAAATCACCGGTTTGCAAAGCCTTAATAATGTTACCTGTAGGCTGCGATTCAGCCATAGCCTTTTTTGTTTGCGGTGATATTGATTCTTTAATCTGATCCGATAAGCTATTTCCCAATTCAGTTAATTGTCTAAATTGGGGAATTTTACCTTTGGCTAAAGTCTCGTCTAAAGCTAAGCGCTGTTTTTGATCTAACGTATTAGGAACAATACTTTGCTCTTTGAATTGTTGACCAAATCCAAGCGCGCCGGTCAATTGATTTGCAAGTTTTCTTGGGTCTGAAACGTAACTTAAAGCCTCTGTCGGCAAGAAAGTTGTAGATTTAGCAGCCTCTTGTCCGCCAGCCTCAATAGCTTCTGGAGCTCCAAAAGATCCTGTGGTTAAGCCAGCAAGTGCAGATTTACCAAGGTCGGCAGCTTTGGTAAGAAAACCGCTATCTTGAGGCGGAGTAGATAAGTGGCTAATAATTTCAGGATAAGTGTATCCAGATTTTACGGCTGATGGGACGTCAAACTTGTTTTGCTGGCCTAAAAAACCAGCAATCTCCGCGTCAGAATACCCAGCCTTTTTTGCGCCTTCAATATCAAAAGCCATACTTAATCCTTATCTTTGAAAGCTAGCTAATGGCGGACGATTTGTTGAAGATGTAGTTGTTACTCCAAGACTGCTATTTAATTGATTTGGATCAAATTGAGTCATCTTTAACAATGGCCTTAGTTCTGGAGATAGGTTATTCATTGCAAATTTTGCAGCATCAACTTCCATCTGTCCGGGATTGTCTTTATATTTTGCATACAAAGGCTTACCGGGCTTAGCGTTGTCTTTAATGTGCTGCAAACTCTGAGTCAGTAAAGTATTATAACGTTCCTGAGCCATTCCAGTTAGTTGCATATCTTTATAAGACTGGGTATTTTCACGGCTCGCGCCAGCAGCGGCTAGTTGTGCATTTTTCATATCTACTTGTGCTTGCAATTTAAACAAATCTCCAGCCAATGCTTGGCGGTTCTTATTGTCAGCAGATATACCTTGCGCATCCATTTGAGAAAGTTGGCGCTTCATTGTGTTAATAGCAGCTATATCGCGCTCATAAGGCGTTAATGCAGCAAGACCAGAGCGTCCTACGTTAGATGCCAATTGGCTAAACTCATCACCCGGCTGACCGGCAGGAGCATTCATTAGCCCTAAACCAAAACGAGTAAGAGCCATTGGATTAATCATAGCTTTTTGCTCTTCAACGCTTTTTCTTAAATCTTCTTTTTCTTTTTTAAGTGCCTCAGATTCTGGTTTCATTTGAGCATATTGCGCAGCAGCTAATCTTGCATAGGGGCCTTCTTTTGCCATTGCAGCTAAAGCCTCTTTGGTTGCATCTGGTTCCTGAACATCTTCTCCTTTAGCAAAAGAAGCAATACCGCCTTCAGCCATTTGGGTCATGCTTCCGGTCGGCGCAGCAGCTAAGCCTGCTTGTTGAGGCACGTTTTGTGGCATTGGAAGGCCGGGCTGCATTGGTTGCATTAGGCTGGCTGCTTGTGGGGCGGCCTGTGGGTTGCTACGGTTATAAGCACGCTCTTGCATTAATCCTTGAGCGTACATATCATCTATTGGGGTAGATACTGGGCTCTGTGGAACTCTAGCCAATTGATCATCTGAATACATCTTCATTGGCACTGCACCGCCAGTACCCATTTTAATGACGCCGCCGTCCGCTTTATTAGCCGCGTTATACATTGCGGCCGCGCCCAATCCTGCGGTTCCCAAACCGGCCAACTGAGAAATCTGGCTAGGAGGCGCTTGATACATCTGTGTAGAAGATTGTTGCATAGGCAGGCCACGCAACATAGAGTTAAGCATACCCAACTGTAAGAACGGATATTGTTGTTCTGTAGCGTAGTTTTGGACAGCTTGATTAATAATGTTTTGTTGGTTAGCTTGTTGTAACGCACCCTGCTGCGCTTGGGTTCCAAGAATACTTTGTTGCGCGGCCAATTCTTGACCACCAAGACCAGCCAATTGATTGGCGTTTTGCATAGCCGCTTGATTGGCCTGTAAACCAAAACCTTGATTTTGGTTGTATTGATTTTGCGCTGCATTAAATGCTTGGTTATAACCCTGACCAATTACTTGGTTCATAGCCATATTTTTATTGCGCTGGTTTTCTGCATCCATAATTGCACCGCGGGAACCACCAAATGCGCCGGCTTGCGTAGCTTGCCCTTGTTGTTGTGTGCCAGTAATATCATATTGACGTTGAATTTCTGCCAAAGCTGGATTTAAGGCGCTTTGCAAGTAGGGATTCATGTAACCACCGACTTGGTTTTGGAATCCTTGTGCGTTTGCGTTTGCACCCATTCCTAATGCATTGCCAATTCCATAGCCAGTAACTTGTTGTGCCGCACCAAAAGTGCCGGGGGTTTGAAGATTTGCAGCAGCAGACTGAGCTTGTCTTTGCAACGGACTAAAACCGGCAACGTAATCTGTAGGGTTATTGCTATAAGGCGTATAGGCATTAAACCCAGTCATAGATGGGTTATAGATTTGTGCTTGTGCAGCATTAAGCATATTCTCTACATATGGCTGTGCATACTCAGGAATATTCGTATTTTGTACTGTAGTTTGAGTTGGTTGTGGTGCTGGTGAGCCTCCGCCTCCGCCGCCGCCATAGATTCGTCCTCCGCCTACTTTATTGCGGGTAACAGAATCCCCTAGGGATTCACCTAAAGCGTACAGTTGGCGTTTTGAATAATTCATAATTTTCCTTACAACATCTTTGAAAATACTTTATCTGTCATCTTGTATCCCAAGTACTCAAACAACTTTGAATTGTCTAAATGCACTTTTGTGTGCATCACAATTCGTTTAACTCCTCGTTCTTTAAGTACTTTTTCAGCATACTTAAACAACATAATTCCTACTCTGCCTTTGCGAAAACTTTTAGTCACAAAGTACAAATCTTCTATTGCCGTCATACAAGACTTATAATGAAGATGAGGGGTTACTATAAAAATAATATAACCAATTAACTGCTCATCATTTCTACAAGTAATGCACCGCAGCATTCCTGCCTGTGCCATCCTTTTATAAGCCTCATAATCAGGCTCATAAGAAAATTCTTTTGTTACACATAACTCTTCATAATGCTCCGGAAAGAGTTTTTCAAACTCATCTACAAACTTAAAAACATCCACATCTTCGTAAATAATCATGCTGGTAAATGTTTATATGCTTTCGTGTCTGCTGCAATATTCTTCGTCTTGGCTCTTTTTGCTTTAATGCGATCCATCATGGCATATAAGCGTTTAGCTCCGGCATCTGTAGATCCGTTACCAATTTCAGAAACAATACGGGCTGGTATTACAAACTCTCCGGTGGCTAATCTTGCCGGTTGTTTGCCGCCAATTGTAGCAGGGATGGAATCAGAAACGCCATCTCCGGGGCCTTGAAGCAAACGGCCACCATCAGAATAATCACCTAAATGACCACCACCTGCATAACCCATTAAACCGCCAGCAGCGTTTGCAACAGTACTATGATAAAAACTATCTGCAGCTGCATTTGCAGCATCAGCTGCGCGCCTTGTTTCTTCTGATTGCGCTACTTGCTCTGCTATCGCTAATTCATTAGCTTTATAAGCTGGGGATCCATACATTCTTAATGGATCAATTGCATACCCTTGGACGGGGGTGGCTGTTCTAGTTGGAATTGGAATGCTTTCATAATTCTGTATAGATGGAGATTGAATGCCTTGAGAAGGTGCTTGTGCATAATCTACATATTGAGGTTGATATATATGCCCTCGCATACTGCCTTGTGGGTTTGTATATGCGAATGTACTAGGCGCAGAATCTTTCTTTGCGGCTCCCATTGCAACTCCGCCAAAGTCATAACGAGCTACACCACCATTAGCCATAGCCATTAAACCGCCTTCTTTAGCTTCAGTAGAGGACTCTTGGGCAATAGCTTGTTTAGCTCTTTGCTCTGCAATCATTTGAGCCGGGTCAGTACTAATAGATCCCAGTACATTTTGCTGTGGCAATCCTTTAGAAAGTCTTACTCGGCTAGAGTTAGATAGCATTTCTAACATTTTACGGGCGCGGCTAGCTGGGTCTAAACGGCGCAGTTCAGGCTCATCTGGTTCAATTTCAACTGGTCTATTCTGAGCTTCTAATGCTTTGCGTTTTGTTGCCATTTCTATGCCGCGCTCTACTTCACCAACACCTTCAACCATACTGCCGTAATCTGGAGATCCTTTATAACTTGCAATGCCACCAGAGGCCATCATCTTATCATTCATTAAGCCGCCACTAGCCGACCCTATTGGGCTATATGGGCTAGCAGCATAGTTAGAATAAGTAGGCCTATAAGCTGGGTTAGGTTGTGCAGGCATGGAAGCGTTAAACATAGGACTGCCATTTGCATCTCGTGGAATTTGTTTCATTCCAAAAGGATTTTTTTGTTGTGTTTGTACAGGATTATTAGGGGGTTGTGGACCAAATTCTTTTTTGGCTGCCAATCCTAATGGAAGAGCTACACCAGCTGCTGCATAAGGATTTGCCATCACTGCATTTCCAATCGCAGGCCCACTTGTTAAGCCTTGCGAAAGCCCAGCCCTAGCCAATTCTCCAGTGCTCATATTAGCGGCATTTGCTACAGTAGGAAGACCCATGTTAGCATTTGCCATGCCAGCATTTTTTACTGCTTCTGCAGCATTAGCATCGGTCAAGTTAGCAGTCATATTAGTAATTTGACCTTCTGTCAAATTAGGCATACTACTAATTTGTGATTTGGCAATATCCGAGGCAGTCTGTTGCGCAGTTTCTTGCGCAGTCATTCTTGTTGCTTCTGTTACTGCTTGTTGTTTAGCAAATTCTTGCGCAGCTTGATTTCCACCTTCTTGCGCAGCAGCATTTGCAGTTGCTGCCGCTCCTGCTTCAGCTATACCAGAGGCCAAATTACCACCAGACCAAGTACCCAAACCAGCCATAAGACCTTGTGTAAGGCTTCCTGTAATAGCATAGTCAGCTGCACCTACACCAGCTGCAATTAAAGGTAAGAATTCAACTTGACCAGTAGCTACGGCTAAAGCACCCAATGCCATAGGCAGTACGGTACTTAACATTCCCGCTTCTGGAAGGCCGGTTTTTGGGTTAATAGTTAAAGATTTTCCTTGGCTCTCTGCAAGTTTTTGCATTGCAGCAAGCTCTTTAGAAGTCATGTGGACTAAATGCGTGTCTTCTCCACGGCCTTGCGCGGCTAAATGATTGGCAGCATGGACTAAACTCATAAGGGTCCTTTTAGGGTATTTGGTGTTGATTTTATCATATTAAACGGTTGTTCCGTCTGCTTTTTTCCATACGGTACCGTTCCACCAAATGGGTCTATCTAGCGTAGTGTCGTAGTAAATCTGCCCTACTGCTAGCGGTACTTGAACCGTACTTGCAGGTCTTTCTGCCGTAATCCCAGAAAGGGGTATAGCAGCTGCTTGGGTAAAATTATCCACTTGGTTAAAGTACAAACGCAGCACATTAGAAAACTGGTCAAAATACCCAGCGTCATATCCTTCTCGTGGAGCATTAGGTAAATTAGGTGCTTTTGAAGAGCGTAGTGGAGCGTTATATGCCATTATCTTCTTCCGTCTGGTCGTATATCAATACGTGGATAACCCATCTGCCAAGCAACACCTAACCCTGTAGATTCAATCCTGTACGCCATTTGCCGGCCTCTAATGCGGGTATATACCTGTCCGTCAAACTGTTGAACAGCATAGGTGTACCGAGAATTATAGTTTTGAGCACTTGCTACTACTGGGGCGTTTGGTGCTCCATAAGCAGTACCTGCATTTTGACGAGGCAATACCACCATAGTTACTTGCGGCACACCAGATGTAGACCCGTTAAATGTTAAGTCAGGTAGTATTCTCCATACAAATCCGAAGTTCATGCCATCGCCAATATCAAAATCAGACGATTGAACATAAGACACAATAGGTACTGGGGTTAACCCTGACGCGTCATCTACACCATTCTCATGGTACAAAATACGGTAATTAGCAATGTCGGCACCGATTGGGTATTGACGTAAACCAGAATCTAACCATGCGGAACGGCTCATATTGCCGTAATACCAAACATTATCCACATAGTTGTAAATAACATACCGGTTAATAACATCACTATCGGCAGAGCAATAAAACCACCAAATCTCGTTATAGCCCTCTACGCTACCTGCGTATACTTGAAAGTTTTGGTTTTGATTAATATCTTGGTAAACGTATTGCCGCAAGGTACAAGGTAGAGTTTCTACGCGGCCTGTATAGCGATAGAATTTATCCGTACCCATCCAGTAGGTTACGTTATTAACTGTAATGGAAGCATTGGGTCCCATAATAGAAATGTTGTCTTGCAACAACTGGAAACCCCAAACATAAGGAGGCCCTAGATATTGCATAGAGTAAATAGCCGCATCGGACCAAATTAAAATTTCTTGGCGGGTTGATCGCGCACAAACAATATAAGAGCCAATATTAAGGCGGTATTCACCAGATTGATTTGTTACTGCAGGCACCCACTGGTAAGGGTTTTCTTGGTCTGACCAACGAACTAATAAAGGATCAAATGCAGTATTGGCGTTTGTTGGGTCATAAGGATTAGCCCCAAAAGCAACAACAAAACGTTGAATAGCTGAACCAATAATTTGATTAGTGCTAGTAGGCACAAACTGCCCTGAGAATCCTGCGGCCGTTGATTCTGTTGATAAAAGTTGTGCTCTAGTTGCAAGCCCTCCAGCAGCGCCGCTGGGATAAGTTTGACCTGACGGCAACCAAAGATAAATTTTACCTCCACGAGGAGCAAGAACTAAATCTTCACCAAAATTATCGTTAGTCCATAAACGCAATTGTTCGGCAATCCCTACACTAGCAGCTGCACCCCATCCACGAACTGGAGCTACTGGAGTATAAATAACCACAGAACCACCAGAAGCTGCCGTTGAAGCTGTTGTGTACGTAAAAGAACCAATAATTGTAGAGATAGTAAAAGTATTTGCGCCAGTCACGGTAATAGGGAATGATTTTTGCAATACTAGATAATTAATACCGCAAGCATTTGCAGCAATACTAGAAAAATAAACATAATCGCCTGTTGTTAAACCGTGGCTTGCTTTAGTAACTATAAGAGTAGAAATGCCCGTGCTAGTGGCGGTAAAAGGGTTTGTAAGCGTTGTACTAACAAAAGAAGGCCAAGCTCCAGCACCCCACCCAGTACTTAAAACTTCAACTTCCAAGCCTGTATTAATTTGAAACGCTGCAGTAATGGACGTGCCACCACCTGCGGTAACTGTAGATGTAGCGGCTGTAGTTGTAGTAAATGTAAACTGGTCGCCAGACTTATAAGTTATTTGTTGTTCAGCATTTAATTCTGTAGCTGGAATACCACCGACTGCAGTTGAACCAGAAATAGTAACAAAATCGTTATCAACCCCACCATAACTAGAAATTGTCCCAGTAACAATATTAGACCCGTTAACAGTAGAAAACATATTGTCCGTACTTGGGCTTGTGCTATGGGTATAAGTAACTCTAATAGGTGTTACATCATTGTAAGTACCACCTTGCTCAATGTAGTATTTAAGGTTAGTGCCAACGCCTAATAGGTTAGCGCCAGCCAATGTACCCCAATTCCAAAGAGCTCGGCAAACCCCTAAAAATGTATTGTTAGAAAGCCTTGTCCAACCGCCAATTTTTTCTGCATTACCAGAACGAAAACGTACCTTATCGCAATCAAACCAACCGCCTTCATTGGTGTAATTTGTACCTTCTTTGTTGATGCCGGGTCTAAAGACTAGTTTTTGCAATGCCATAAGTTATCCTAGTGCCGCAAGTGCTTTGGTTGTTTTAACAAGTCTATCATCTAGACCTAGGGTTCCACCATTAATTCTTTTAGTAATCTGACCGTGCTCTTGAGCATCTGCTAGTTCGTTTAATCCTTTTTTGTTCCAGAACCAACCCGCAGACATAGCAGCATAGTTAGGCTCAACCAAAAGGCTAGGCTGATCAACCAAGTTAACACCAATTGCACTTCCGCATCGCTCATAATTTTCTCTTCCCGTCAGTTGAATTAAACCTCTACCGTGATACTTCCAACCATCGCCTGTTTCTTCTGTACCATTACCCATACGACCACCGTAAACTTTATCAGCTATACGTTGTGGGTTATTAGCATAGGCTGCTGCTGTGGCTAAATCTGGAAAACGGCTAGGCCACACTTTCATTAAGGACTCGGCTTTGTAATGTAAGTTTTCTTCAAGAGTCTTAAAATTACCAGATTCATGAGCGCACTGACCAATAAACGCTGCTTGACGCTTAGGTGTGTTGATGTCATATTTAGTAAAGGCAGCCTGCAAAGGCTCCTCCCATTTAGGGTCAATACCGAGGGTAGTCAGAGCATTACTTAGGCTCATCTTTACCCCGTTTCATATCCACAATTTTTTCAAGGGTACGTCCGCCAAAGTAAAAGCTCATAATTAACATACCCCACTGTCCTAATAACTCTACATAGTTGTTGTTTACTTCAATATCCCAAGCCGACATCATTGCAAAAGTAGAGTACACAATCAAAATAAATACAAGCGTACCGGGACGAATGTTTTTAGATAACCAAGAATCAGAAGCCATGTCAGCTTGCTGTCTTTTAGTAATTTCTTGCTGCTCCGCAGTATCCGCCTGTAGTTCCGCTAACCTGCCTTGTTGCTGTAGCTCCACTAATTTTGCTTGTGCTTCTGCTTTGGCCGCTGGGTCGGGGATAACCTTATCTAGAATCTTCATTCCTACGCTAATAATGTCGTCTACACCAAACATATCATTTACCCTTTATAGCCCCAAGTACAATACCACGCAATAACCGCAGCAAGTGCAAAACAGTAGAACTGCACCCTTCTAACCGCTTTAAGGTCATGTTGAAATTCTGCATTGTTTTTTCTTTCAAGTTCTTCTATATCTGATTTAATTTTCAAAAGTGCTTCCCATTCTTTAGCGCCGTACTTTTTAACAAAATCTATCTTTAGCTTTGCTTCTTGGTCGCTAATTTGTTTCTTGTGGTTCCAATCTTTTAATGCACGAATTAGAGCCGTTTCTTTTTTAAATTCTGCTTCTCTAGCTGCTCGGCGTCTTTCTAATGCTTTTGCCTGCGCTACATCTGTTGCTTCTTGTTGAACCCCTTCAATACTTTTAGACAGCCCTTTTGCAGCCTCCCGACTTGCATCTAGACTTCCGCTAAGAGACTTTACTCCTTCGGTTATTCCATATGGGTCCGACATGGTTCACTTTATTTCGCCTTTTAGTTATATTCGTAGACAACAATAATTCCATCGCCGCCAACACCAGCAGGTTGACCACTGTATCCAGAACCACCTCCACCGCCGCCGTATACACCAGCTCCGCCCGGAGTTATATATCCACCTCCAGCGCCAGCTACTCCAAAAAATGCAGGTACGCCACCAGATAGACCCCATGTACTAATGCCTTGGAATGCTCCCGGAGTTTGACCCGGAATGTTTAAGTCTCCGCCTGTTGCAGTGCCGCCTGTACCGCCTTGTGAATAACCACCGGGTTTGCTTGGAGCGCCTCCACCACCAGCAGTTATTGTTCCAGCTGGATTAGCAAAAGTTGAACTTGAACCAGCTGAATCAATTGCACCGCCAGAACCTACAACTGCAGCTATTGAAGAAATGGATGTTACATCTATCGTTTTAATTGCACAGCCGCCGCCGCCGCCTCCAGTACCACCATTTCCACTTAATCCGCCACCACCCGCACCAATAACATACACATATATCTTTTTAATTCCTGACGGTCTAGTCCATGTAGTTGATCCAGCGGTTGTAAAGTATTGAACAGAAACAAACCCGCCTGCAACACTGCTACCACCAGCATTAGCCAAAACAAAAGCCGTAGTAGCTAATTGAGTTGTATTAGTTCCAACCGCAGCAGTCGGTGCAGTCACGACCCCAGAAATAGTGCCTGTACTTAAATTAGTAGCCCCAGTAACACCTAAAGTCCCGCCAACAGTTGTATTGCCAGCAACGCCCAAAGTGCCACCAACCGTTGTATTGCCCGTAAGTGTTGAAGCTCCGGTAACACCTAAAGTGCCACCAACAGTCATGTTGCCTGTATCAGTTAACCCAGTAGCAGTTAAAGTGCCGTTTACAGTAAAATTACCTGCAGAGCCTGTTTGGGAAGAATAGCAGTTAGTTCCATCAAAATAAACTTGGGCAGTAACCCCGTTAGGAATAGACGCAGTAGTTCCAGTAGAAGCGCCAATTGTAATTGCATACCCGCCAGAAGTACTATTCTTAACTATATATGTTTTAGTCTGGTTTAATGGGATAATAATTTGACGTATTGCAGAGTTTGTTCCACCTACCACCAAAACAGCATTCCGTGCTTCATCTGATACACCGTTAAAATTTGTTAATGTGTAGTCGGCGTTGACCATAGTAATGTTTTGAACACCCGTAATAGCTTGTTCTAGCAATGTGCCAAGGTTGTTGTTGGTCGTAGTACCCCATGTACCGGACTGGTCGCCGTTACCAATAAGCTCTAATTTAAGCGATGGTGAGTAAGTAGATGCCATATATTCTTTCTTTAAGGCTGAGAGTTATTGACCGGAACCCAAGTAACGGATTGATCGTTGTTAATTTTAAACCATCCAGCAACCCCTGCCAAGTCTGCTACAGTAAAAGGTTCAACTCTAGATTGTAAAAAAGCGGATTGTTGTAAGCTAGAGTCCGCAGAATTTAAGTTCTCTGACAGGCTTTGCAAGAATGTTGATACTTGAGCGCTAGAATCGGCAGAATTAATATTTTCGGTAATTGTAAATACAAGAGTAAATATAAAGCTATCTGCTAAATTAATGTTTTCAGTAATAGATAACGGGAAGTTAGCCCTAATTAAGGGAGTATCCGCTAAATTAATGTTTTCGGTAATAGCCTGTAAAAGCTGGGCTACATTTGTAATGGACTCGGCTAAAGTAGTATTTTCTGTTACTATCGCTAAATAAGCAAATTGCGTGGTGCTTGAATCTTGTACTGATGTTATTGACTCTGAGCGAGTTTGCAGAGCGGCAAAATACGGCACCGGGGTATCTGCAAGTGTTTGACCTTCAACAATGCTTGATAAAAACAAATTTCCTGCCCCACCCGGCACATCATTAGAATTAAAGTTTTCGGCTAGGCTTTGTAAGAATGCTGATGCTTGAGTGCTTGAGTCGCCAAAGGTTAAATTTTCTGTTGCACTGCCAAAATAATTTACTCCTGCATCGCTATTTTCTACATCATTTAGTCTAATATTTTCAGCAAAACTTTGATTAAAAACAAAAACCTGACTGCTAGAATCTGCTGCATCTATGTTCTCCGCTATTGTTTCGACAAAGGCTGTCCCTGCCAATGAAGCAAATGGCGTTTGAGCAAAAGATGAAATTCCAAACATTATAGAAGGCCCATTTCTTTGCGAATTTTAGTGGCACTAATGTCGGTTATTGATTTATCAAAAGTTTCTTGCTCAATCTTGTAACCTACATCTCTGCCGTAAGTAATGTTGGTGATATTAGGAACTACCTGTATCTCGTACTGACCTTGGAATAGCGGGTCTAAATCACGCTTAATATTAGATTTTACTTGTTCTATGGCAAAAGGGTTTGACCCTTGCCAGCCCTGACAATCACGAATTTGAATAACTACTTGACCTGTCTTGGCAATAGCCCGTTCAAACAATGCTCTGTGTCCTTCGTGCCAAGGTTGCCATCTGCCAAGCATCTGTACTGTTTCTTTCTGCCAATCAAAGGTAGGTCTGCGCTTGTTCTCAATGATATGATTACCAATAAATTCAGCCCATTTATCGCAGTTCTGCTCCGTAACACGAAAGTCATAAACCTCTGGCGGGATAAAGGCTTTGTTGGTATTTTCAAACCTTCCAGCATCAATAGTATCCATCCAGATAGTCCAGTCGGCTTTGAAGTTATTACGCATCTCAATTAATGGTGCTACAAAGTCGCAGATAACATAATCACCGCCAGCTTCTAATGCAAAATCAGCCATGCGTAAAGATTGGCGGATACGCCCAGCATCAGAGAAGTCCCAGTCGTTATACTTCTTACGCACTTCGTCTGCATTAAACCATGCTACCTGAGCATTAAGCGCTAAATACTTTTTTAATGCTTGCGCTAGGTAAGTCTTACCTGAACCCGGCAAACCCATAATAAGTATTTTTTTCATAGTTTATTCCACACTCTTTCATGTATCCAATAAAGCGCAATTTTTGTCATTATCTCTGTAAACGCAATGCCCGTTGCTACCATCAATGTACCTGATATTACCCAGCTAATTATAAAAGTATCAATAGTTCCTACAACTCTCCAAGATATAGCCTTTACTAAGCTACGGTATGGACTATCCTTGGAGTGCATCTAGCTGGTCATGTGTTGTACAAGCATCAATAGCAGCTTGTTTTGGTGCAATACCATCTTTAGCAGCTTGTAGTGCGGCTGGGTTATAAGTAGATGGGTCTGCGGCCTGCTGTTTAAATAACATATTAAATGCCATTCCAGCTTGCTGCTTCATGTTTTCTTTGCGTTCAACCACGGTTATATCTGCAACGCCGTAAACAATCTCTACAGGGTCTTTAGTCAAATCAAAGGTGTGTGCTGTGTAGTGTTGACGATTTGCAATGATGGCAGGTCTTACTTCAATAGCGTGCTTCCAGCCCGGTCTGCCGTCTGGCAAAGTATCCCAAACATCTTTAACTTCACCGTTTTCAATGCGTACATATAAACTCATTTAATTCTCCTTGCTTGTTCTTTAAATTCATCAGTTATTTTAGCTAATGGGGCACCCCAATCACCAAATTTCTCTTGTCTAAACAGCCTAACATTACGATACCAGATGCTTGTGTTCTTACCGTCTGCCCATAAATAATAAGGCAATACAGGACTAATAATCCATGTTTCCTTACCCATTGCTGCGGCTAAGTGGGCTACAGAAGTGCAAGAACTAATAACCTTGTCCACGCCCTCAATTACCGCCTTGGTGTGTAGCCAAGTATCTAGGCAAGGTTTTTGCACATGGTCAGGAATATTATCAGTTCCAACATCTCTTTGCAAACTAATTAATTCTGCTGGTATTGTAAATAATGGTGCGGGGTCAAATATCCGATTGTGCTCATGCTCAAAGCGTGGGTTGCCTTGCCAGCGTAGCCCAATCTTGCCGTTAGGTTTAATTGTTTTGCAAGGAATATAAGGTGCATTGTTGACTGTTAAAAAGCTAAGATAGCCTGACATACCTAATACATGGTAGTCGTGATAGACACCACCTGCGGCTCTAGATTCAACTACTGCAGAAACTCCATCCACTAGCATCATTAACCCAGCTAATTCAGCCATACAGGAAACTACACAGACACCACCACGGCTGACAATTTCTCTTGCCCACCTAGCGCTATGAATTTGGTCGCCCCTACCACCTTCTAGTACCAATAAAACAACCTCGCCATTTAAAGGTCTGCCATCATACCTTGGCATTGCAGATGGGTTAGGATTACCAAAGACTTCCTCGTTACGACCTCTATCTAATAACTCAAAGCCTTCTTTTAGGTTGCCATGTCTGAGTGCGTACCAACCACGATTAAAAGCGGCTCGGTCATCTTGCGGTCTTGTTTCTAAAAGAATCTTACACATTGCCTCAGAAGTCTCAAACTCGCCACGCATCGCAGCCTCTACTTGAAAATCAAGCACATCTTTTTTAGGTTCTGTTTCGCCAAGCCAAAACTTAGGTGCGTGAAAACGATATTCAAATTCGCCCAATACATCTTTAGCAGATGTGTTTGAGTTTTTTAGTTTTGGTTTAACATCATGCAACCCAGCAACACCCCAAGCGTTCTCGTCATCCTCTGCAACTGATTTACCGTCAATATTATTAAAATCATGGGCAAACGGTTCAAGGTTCCAAAACGTTTCTATCTTGGCAACCACGGTTTTTGGGTCTGACATTAACTCATCGTAGTCAACAAACAAAATGTTTTCTGGATGTTCTGTGTAACCTTCTAGTAATGAGGCATAAGAACCCTTAAGGTGTCCAATTAACTGCCCATTACAAAACTCAGCAAGACTTTCAGGTTTTGCAATCTTGGCAAATGAAGCTGCACAAGTAGCTACATCTCTAACAGTAGCCACAATTCTAACTGGGGACTCAAGAACCTCACCCATAGTCTTTTGAATTTGTGGCGTTACCCAACCCCTAGACTTGTCAACCGTAATCTTACCGTCTTTACGAACAGGTATTAACTTCCTAAGAGTTTCATATAAATGTTCATTAGTTTGATTTTGTGCTTTAGTTGTAGGATTGTTTTCCCACGACTGCACAATAGAACCAAATATATCAATAAGTCCAGAGGTAGGCGTTACGTGAATGTCATTACGCTGGTTTAGCAAAGCTGCTAAAACTGTTGAACCTGAGCGTGGAAGTCCAGATAGAAAGTACATCATGGTATTTTAATTGCTCCCATGCCAACACCACAAGGGCTATTTCTTACTGTTCTCCAAGTGGTTAATGCACCAACTTGTACTGGAGAAGAATAATTTGTAGTGTTACCTAAGCCTAGCTGACCATAATCATTTCTACCCCATGACCATAATGTGTTATCTGCTTTAAGAACAACTGCTGTATTATCTCCTATTGATGCTTTTGAATTTAACCAATTAGTTAACGCACCTAGTTGAACTGGAGAATTGTAAGAAGTAGTATTTCCTAGCCCTAATCCACCCTGACTGCCATTACCCCAAACCCAAGCCGTTCCGTCAGTTTTAGTAGCAAAAGCAGTATTAGGTGCAGAAAAGCTACCATTGCCTTGCCATACATTTGACCAGTTTGTATCAGAGCCGATTTGAACAGGTGAAGAATAGTTGGTAGCGTTTCCAGTTCCAAGAACTGAATCAACATTTCCACCCCATCCCCATAAAGTTCCATCAGTTTTAATTGCTTGCATTACTTGGTCAGCAGTATCGGTTTTTTTAGCAATAGTAATTATTTTCCAATTTGTACCTGAGCCAACCTGAACAGGAGAGGAACGATTTGTAGTATCCCCTAATCCTAGCTGACCTCCGTTATTTTGCCCCCATACCCACAAGGTTCCGTCAGTTTTAATAGCCCCAAAAAACAATCCACCACCACTAACTGTTTTCCAATTAGTTAAAGCACCAACTTGAACAGGGGAATTATTAGTGGCATTACCCGCTAAAGACCCAAACGAATTCTTTCCCCATACCCATAATGTGCCGTCAGTTTTTACTGCCGCAGTAGCTTGTGTTGTACTTACACCGCCACCAGCAACAACTGACCAATCAGTTAAAGTTCCAACTTGAGTTGGAGAGGAACGGTCAGTAAAGTCACCAAGACCTAAAGAACCTCCAAAATAAGCATTACCAACGAAACCATTGCTACCCCAAGCCCACAATTGACCTGTGCTAGTAATGCCAAACATATTTTGATAGCCACCAGATAGTTTGGTCCAAGTTGTTAAAGAACCTACTTGAACTGGGGATGAACGATTTGCGGTACTGCCTGAGCCTAATTGACCAAGCCTGCCACGACCCCAAGTCCAAAGTTGACCGCCAGCAAAAGCGGTTACCGTAGCTGTATTAGCGGAGTTAGCGGATGCTGAACCAAAACTATTTATACCTGTTACTACGCAGCGCAACGTGGAACCAATATCCGCAGGAACAACAAAATAAGTGTTAGATGTTGCACCGCTAATGTCGCTAGTGCCTCGTTGCCACTGGAATGTAAAGCTAGATGGGAAATTGCTCCATGTTCCGTAACTAGAAGTTAATGTCTGCCCATCTTCTGCTGTTCCTGAAACGACAGGTACTGTTAAATTAACTGGCGCAGAAGTTTCTACTCCTTGTGTGGCTTCAGCATTGTTAGTACCACCAGCTACTTTTAACCAAGTAGTTAATGTTCCAACTTGAACAGGAGAATTGCGGTTAATCAAATCATTTAAACCTAATTGACCGTAATTTGAATTTAAACCCCAAGCCCACAATGTGCCATCATTTTTTATACAAAAAGAAAAATTATCACCAGCCGCAGGTGTTACCCAACTAGTCAAAGCACCAATTTGAACAGGAGAAGAACGAGCATATACAGCACCCAGACCTAATGCACCATAACCAGACCGACCCCATGCCCACAATGTGCCATCTGTTTTGACACACAAAGCATGAGTTCTACCAGCGGCAGGAGTTGCCCAATTAGTTAATGAACCAATTTGTTTTGGTGAAGAATAATTGGTTGTATTTCCAAGACCTAATGCCCCAATATAATAATTATATCCCCAAGACCAAAGTGTTCCGTCTGTTTTAGTGCATAAAGAAAAATTATTATTATTGTTTCGTCTTATGCTGGCAGCAGGTTTTGCCCAATCAGTTAATGCACCAACTTGTACTGGAGAAGAATAATTTGTACGGTTACCTAAGCCTAGCTGACCAAGACCGTTATAACCCCACGAAAAAAGTTTACCGTTGTCAACCGCCAACATACATCTAACGCCAGCAGAAACTTCTGTCCAAGTTGTTGATGAACCTAATTGTACGGGTGAACGAAGGGTAGTTGTATTTCCTTGACCATTTGCGCCGTAGCCACCTTCACCCCAAACCCATAGCGTTTTATCAGTTTTAATGCACGCAGAATTGTAACAACCAGCGCTTGGTTTTTCCCAATTAGTTAATGACCCAATTTGTTTTGGAGAAGAATAATTGGTTGTATTTCCAAGACCTAAATTACCGTTAAAGCCAAAACCCCAAGACCAAAGAGTTCCGTTTGTTTTAGTGGACAAAGTAAAAAAAGCACCAGCATCGGGGGTTGCCCAAGTAGTTAAGGCTCCAACTTGGACAGGTGATGATCTATTAGTAATATTCCCTAATCCTAATTCACCTTTAGTGTTGCCACCCCAACTAAATAATTTAAATTGTGCAGCAACCGCACTAACTTTAGCGAATAAAAAATTCCTAGAACCAAACATTATCTGATTCCCTAAGAGAAGTTTTGGATAGCGCTACCATACCAAACAGAACCAACTGATATAAAGCTAATTATATCTACTGCTGATGCTGTTGCTGTGATTGTAGGTGCTGTACCGCCAGTCCATTTTACGCCTGTAAATGTTGCTGTTGTCATGCCTGTAGCTGCTTGAGTAAGCCTTAGAATAAATGATGTACCAGCCGTTGCGGTTGGCATTGTAAAAGTGCAAGGTGTAGAAGCGGTCAATGTTGCAGTTTGCACTGTACCACTAGCCAAAGATAGAGTAGCAGTAGAACCTACAGTACCAATTGCTACTACTGATTCTGTGTAGCCTGTTATAGTTGGTGTAGTTAAAGTTGGTGATGTACTTAATACTACTGATGTAGATCCTGTAGAAGAGGTAACTCCAGTACCACCAGCCGCAACAGGTAATGTGCCAGCAGCTAAAGCGGATGATGATGTTGAATAAAGAGCGTTGTTGGCTGCACTAAATGTAGTTAGTCCAGTACCGCCATAACCAGAAGCGATAGTTGTACCATTCCAAACTGCACTAGAAATGGCAGCATTATTAAAAGTTGCGGTAGTGTTATTAAAATCATATGAGCCGGGTAAGAAAGAATATATACCAAACGTACCCGCAGAAGTTGCAATGCTGGTTGCGCCTAACTGAGTAACACCACCAGACGGAATAGTTTCAATTACAGTACTAGCATTGTTTGTAATTGTTAAAGCACCAGAAGAATTATTTACAAATAGAAAACTTTGCCCAAGCTGTAATGTTGTAGCATTAGGCATTTGAAAAGTATGTGTAGTAGACCCTGTTAATATTTGATTTCTTGTAGAAGCTACAGTTAAAACTGTTGTGCCAGCCGAAGCTGTGGTTGCGGTAAAACCCGCTATGTAGTTATTAAAACTAATGTTTTGGCTAGCATCTCTTAATACAACAGAACTAGCGCCAGTAGAGGCTGTTACACCTGTACCACCATAAGCAACAGGGATTGTTGTCCCGTTCCAAACACCAGAAGAAACTGTACCTAATGCGCTAACGTTTCCAGAAGCATCAAGGTTTACAGACTTTCCAGAAGGATAAGTAACAAATACAGTAACCGTACCACTAAATGTAACTGCAGAGCCTGAGTTACTAGAAGATAAAATTGTTGTGCGAGTTAAAGTTGGGCCTGTAGTTGAATACGTGCCAATACCTACTTCCCAATTTCCAGAAGTATCTGTAGCTCCATAATAAGTAGTGTTGCCGTTACCAACAACGGAGAAAGACTGATACCCTGTAACACTTCCGCTTAAAGTAAAACTTACGGTTGTATTAGCAGTACCAGTCTGTTGAACACGGTCATACAGCGCCAGAGCCATTTAGGACTCCTTAACTAGTAGCAGTTGTGCTGTAAGTAACGCTTACTGTGTCGCCAGCAGTTGTAGCTTTAGCTGTAGTGAAGTTACCTTCAGAATACAAAGTACCAGCTGTAGAGCTTTGTGTACTAACAGCGCCAGATCCAGTAACCAAGAAACAACCATAAACAGTACCACCAGCACCAGTAATAGTGTAAGTAATAGCAGTTGCAGATGAAGTTGTTACGTTAGAAGGTGTAGAACCAGATGAAGTAGACGCAGCAAACACAGCAGTACCACGAACTGCAGAACCACCAACTGTGTAGTTAGTAAATTCAGCGGCATTAGTAGTAACCAATGTAGTCATTGTGTCCGTTGCTGCTGGAGTCAAACTAACTTTTGTCAAACCTAAAAATGGCCCAACTGTAGTGTATGTACTAGATGTGCGTAATAAAGTATCAAGCATTAACTGTTTACCAGCCGCTACGACTAAGTTAGGAAACTCTTCAGTCCACTTTAAATTACCCTGAGCATCACGGCACTCAACGTGATAAAAACCATCAACGCCAAGAATTTCGTTTGACCCAGCGTTTGCTTGTAATGTTGCTACAGCATGATCGCCACAGCTTGCTAATTCTTTTTGCATAAAAACTCCTTAATTAGAAAAACGAATAATAGCATTTGAAGCATTATCCGTGGGAAACGTTATTGTAAAACTTGTTGTGGGGGTTTTGTCCGCCCCAAAATCTAAAACCGCCACTGCTGCATTAGTCGTACTATTATAAATTAAAGCACCCCTAACCGTAAAGGAGGCCGGATTCCAAATTACTGTATTGAATGACAAATATGCCGTATAGTCATCAACCTGTGGGGGTATAACCGTTAAAGTCTTGCCACCTGCCGTATATCCAGTGCCTACTACTTCGCCTGTAGTTGTATAAGCTAAAGTTGATTGGTTTAAGTTGGCATTAGCGGTATATAAGGCAATTTTATAGGTATACGGGGTTCCAACCGCAAAGTTCTCTAAAGCACTTAAACAGTTTTTCTTGAAGATTGTGCATTGACCTTGGGCAATTGTCATGGTTTAACCTGTCCAATTCTGTATTGTCCGTCTCTGTAAGCATCGCCGCGCTCAAGACCAGAACCAAGGCGGTTCAATTGACTCATAGCCTCGGTGTATTTTTCTTCGTAGTATTTAACTAGATCAGCCTCACCTTTCATAAACAGCATGGCTTCCCGCATTGCACCATAAAACAAGACTGGGTCGTAGTTATCACCAAGCCAACTAGTGCCTGCAGTGTTATTAACTCCATTTAGAACAACAGAAAAACCAGAACCAGAACCACCAATATTTGCATTAGAACAAGATAATTGGTCGCCGGCAACATAGAAGTTTCCGTTATTTTTAATTGTTACGGCAGTTACTGTCTGTCCAGAAACGGTTATATTTGCAGTTGCACCAGAACCTGACCCGCCTGTTAAAGGCACATTGGTGTAGTTTCCATTGGTATATAAAGAGCCTCCAGTGATGGCACCAATGCTAGAAATAGCTCCTTGGACAATGGATACTGGATAGTAAAAATAATGCAGTTCTACAGAATATCCGCTATCTGGAGTCGGTCCTACAATAAAAGATAGCTCATTGGCATTACTATACTGAGAACCAAACAAAGCATAATACCTAGGAAATCCAGTAGATGTTGGCGTTGGATAAGCCTCACGAATAAAGTTTACGTCTTTGTTGAGTAAATAAGAATATGCTCCAGTAGTACCGTCAATAACCGCTAGTGAATAGGTGGACAAATAATCATCGGGGCAAGATAAGTAATTATTACTAGACGTAAGTGTACCCATCACATTTTTGCGTAACGATGGGATTTGGACTGAATTGTATATACGGTCTTCCGCCTCTTGGACAAACCGAGAAATGTTCCCTACGAATAAAGACTCTGTATTCTCAGAATAGTCCTGTATTGCTTGGTACAGTTGTACGTAGTTCATTCGGGTTTACCCTACTAGCCCATTGGCCCACGAGATGTAAAGCCTTTAGTTGCAGCGCCTGATCCACGTTGTTTCATGCCGTCAGTTTTTACTACATCATTTTGGCTTTTAAAAGTTCCAGCTACAGACATTTTAATTTGATCTACGCCGTTGCCGGGCTTAGTAACACAATCTTTAACTGAAGTCATAACTTTTCCATCCATAGTGTGCGGTGCAGCATATACGGCAGCGGAGCCTACTTCTTTGCCGCCTTGTTTCATAGAAAATTTAGCCATGATTATCTACCCCTTTGAGCAGCACACTTAGCCAAGTTGCGTCCCATAGCTTTCATATTAGCGTTAGTCTTACCAACAGTGTGCTTGATCGGACCATTCATTGTTTTAGCTGTAGGGCCTGAATCACCTAAGTTTTTACCTATAGTTTTTCCTTTGGACTCAATGCCATTGGCGCCTTTTTTAAATGTCATAATTTACTCCTAATTAACTGTTAATGTTACTGTACCTACTTGCCCTATTGCAATCAAGTAATTTGGCGTTAAAACCGTGTCAAAACTACTTGCACCACCTACTGGAGCCCAACCCCACTGATACACCCTGCTACCTTCAGCTTGGTATCCGTTTTGGTCTATATCCACTCCGTTACCATATTGGGTTTGTAAGCCCGTCTGTCCTGATGCGTAATAACTGTTATCTGGCCTTGGTTCCCGCACTGCCTGTGGGTCATTGACCGGATACATCCCTAATTGTAGCTGAGGTTGGTCTGGTTCCCAACACTCAGGGCATACTTTAATGCTGACCTGCTTGGTCTTAATGGTGAGCTTTTTGAGCTCTACTAGTTTATATCGTTGCCCACATCGGTCACATTCCGCAATAGCGTACTTACCAGAACTATACTGACTAGGCACGGGTTTTACCCCTTATACAACAACCATCCGCACGTTCTGATGCTGATTTAACTTTACCGCCTTTTTTATATCCTTTAGCTTTACCAGCTTCTAATGCTTGTTTTTCTTCGTCATCCATAATTTCATGAATTTCTTCAGAACGTCTATTTAACTCTTTTGCAGAATTATAAATGGGCCATTTGCCTTTATTAATTTCACTACGAAAATACTCTTTTGCTGTATCTTCATCTCTAATTTTACCCGCAATATATCCCGGAATAGATGCAAATTTACCTTTATGTGGGCCAGATTCCATTTCAACGCCAGTACTGTATACAGTAACGGGGCGGCCTTTTTCATCTCTACCAACATTATTAAAAGTAACATTATCCCTATGATACTGAACTATGTTTTTTTCTTGAGGTGTTAAATCTTTAGGCATGATTACCTCGCATAAAACAAATTACGCGGAACAAATCTCAGTGGAGCAGTTTCTCTATCTTCTTGGGATGCTAAGGTAAACTGTTCTTCATAGTCCGCCTTTAATCCCATAACTCTTTGTAAGTCCATATTAGGCAACTTAACGCTTAACATATAAGATAATCCCGCTACAAAACAATTAATAAAGCGGAATGGAATATCTTGAATATTGACACCATCTCCAGCATCTTGCAGCCTACGCATACGCCAGTAAATTAACATATATGGTCCACCGCCAGCATCAGGAGTAGGCCAGACGTTTACACAAGGCAAGTTTTGGATATATACAGAGGCGCCAGCAGCATGAGTTGTTGCTGTAGTTCCATTTTGTCCGCGCCAGCAGTTTAATAACTGATTTGTAGACGTATTAATATTGGTGTATCCAATGGTTTCATTATCAATTTTTACGAATCCGGTAGAGCCTAAGCCGGCTACACTGGTTAAATTAATAGTTGTATCCGTAACTGATACCGATGGAGTAGTTGTGCCGGCGGCAACAGTGGTAGTTGCAAGGCCATTAGTCTGGGCAGTTTGGCGGTTATACCATACCTGAATTGGGCGACCAGTGGTTAGTTTATTAGGTATAGTAGAGTAAGTAGACTCAGATATACGAGACAAATTAATGTCAGTTTGGTTAGATGTACTTGCATTGCTTGTCCGTGTGACTAAATCTAAAATATCAATTGTATCAGCTGGAACAGGATAAACACCCTGATTAGTAACCAGAGGGATTATGCACTCTTCAATAGTCCAAAGGTTAATACCACGGTTAGCCCACTCAATGGTCATAAGATTGATAGAGCGCCTTGCAGTACGCATATCATATCCAGAACGTAACTGCGAGCCACAACGCTCAAAGGCTTCTTCAATAAGCTCAGAGAGGTCTAGGTTAAACGTAGTTTGTCCGGATGTAACAGCCATTATTTATTCGCTTTTAATATTGATATTTCTTCGCGTAATTTCTTTATTTCTGCATCACGTTCATCTAATTTGCGTATTAGACTAAAGTTTGTATCTGCCCACATTCCCATATCTATAGTGCGTTCTTTGTGGTCGTCTAACATCATTTTGTACAACCGCTCAGATGCTTCAATCTGGGTTTGTATAAAGTCTTTCACTTTTTCTTAAGTCCTTTTAGGGTTTCAGCTAATCTAGCTCTTTGGCCCATTTTTCCGGGTTTCTTTGCCGCTGCTGCTAATTTCTTAGCTGGGATCTTTTCCCCAGATTTAACACCTAACTCTTTGCGCAATGCGCCGGGTTTTTTAATTGCACTAGCAATCCAATTTTTAGTAGCCATTATTTTTTCTTTGCAGTTTTAGCGGACTTAATAAAATCCTCTTTAGTAGGCGCGCCTTTAGAACCAACTTTACGCATTCTTTCACCAGAGCCAGCTGCAATACGTGCTTGCTTTTTATGAATATTTTCGTAAAGTCCACCAGAAGCCATTTTTTTAGGTTTTTTTCCATTTTCTTTCATAGATATTGCAGTGGCTGCTTGTTGGGCAGCTCCTCCTTTAGCAAATAAATCAGACGCTTTTAAAGACCCCGGTTTTGCAAGTAATTTTCTAACTACAGCAGACGGGGTTCCGGCTTTACTAACTGTAACATTACCACCAATTCTACCGCCTCTTGCGTAAACTTCTACGTCTTGCGGATCATCTTTACGTTGAATAATTTTTTTGCCCGGCATTTTGCTAGGTTTAATATCGCCCATTCCACGACTTGCTCTCATGCTCTTGTCTTTCCTCTAATGCAGCAACCGTCTGCTCTGGCTGATGCTGATTTAACTTTACCACCCTTTGAGTAGTTTTTAGTAATATCACGGTTCATTTTGCCTGTACCCATGCCGCCGCCACCTACGCCACCAACTCTGGTATTTGCTTCTACTTTTTTAAACTCATTACGAGAGGCGCGTTCTTCCTTGCCTTGATCAATATACTTTTGAAGGCGTTCTGCAAAGTCCTTTTGAGTTGCTGGATCCGCATTAGGCATACCACGCTTTATGCGCTCTGCAGTTGATTTACCATCTCCTGTAGGGTCCATTGGATCAATTGGATTAATTGCATTAGGCACGAGTTTTTCCTCTAATACAGCAACCATCAGCACGAGCTGAGGCAGACTTAATAGAGCCGCCTTTAGCTTTTTTCTCCACTGGTAGTTCTGATGCTTCTTTAGCGTTCATAACGTTTTTAACTGCTTTTGGGAGGTTTTCTACTGCGTAATTTTTAACAGCTTTAGCGCCTTTAACAACGGCCTCACCAATGCGCTTAGGAAGCTCTAAATCTTCTTTGTTTTGCGCTGCATCAATATCTGCTACGATTTGGTCAGGTGATTTTGGCATATTAGCACTTTCCGCCCATATTCATTTTAATTTCTCTACCTTTAGTTTTGCCTTTAACAGCGCAGCCATCAGCAGACTTATGCCCAGCAGATAGGCCACCACCGGCCATTTTCTTCATAGCCATGCCGCCTTTTTTAAGGGCTAACTTAGTACCTTTGCCGCCTTTGTGTTCTTGGGCATCGTGCTGTTTGAAAGCTTTTTTAATCATAGCTTTGTCTTGCGCTTTGTCCATTTTCATGTCTTCTTTAGCGTCAGTCATGCCGCCTTTTTTCATATAGCCCATTTTGTTACGCACGGCTGTAGGTAACTTGGCCAATCCGGGATTCTTTTTTGAGTCTACTGGTTTCATAGTTCCACCTTCTTTAAATTTTCTGCCTTTGTCGGCTTGGTTAAAATCTTTTCCCACAGATTGTGGAACTCCTACTTTTTTAGCAAATGCAGGATTATGTGCAATTGCTGCCATAAAATTATGTTGTTTTTTAGATACGCTTGGCATTATTTATTTCCGAATAAGCTCGTCAATTTTGCTTTCAAGCTTGTTAAACCTTGCGTCCATATGTTCAACAATCCGTTCAACTTCTGCTTTAGTAACGTTATCACGGGCAACTTCTTCTCTTGTCTTATTTAACAAAATATCAATGCGTTTTAAGTCATTAAACTTTTCGTGCATCATATAGCCAATTAGGGCTACAAATATAGTTAACCCACCAGTCCAAAGTTCCATCATATCTAACATTTCCACCTCGCAAGAGAGGCAGCCTTTCTGGTAGGCTTGCCGTTCTCATCTTTCATTGGACCTTTAACTCCAGACATACGAGCGCAGAATGACTTCTTGCGAGCGCCACCTTCAGGCTGTGGGGCTTTTAAATTAGAACCTGTAGCTGCATTATATTTAGCTCTGCCCTTGGCAGTCAAGCCGGCACCTTTAGAGGCCGGTAATTTCTCACCGCGGCCTATTGCTAAAGAAGGGGCTTTCTTTTTGGTTGCCATTATGCAGCATCCTTATTAGAGTCTACTGGGCGAATTAGTGGGTATAAAAACTCTTCACCGAATGAACCTTCAAACTCATGTACGCCCATATGACCTAACTTAATTGTAGGATCAATCCATACTTCAAAGCCCATCTCTCTAGCACGATCACAAAAAAGATAGTCTTCACCAATATATTGACCGTCTTTTAATTCAAAGTCAAAGAAGCAATATGTTTCATCGCCTTGTTTCTTCTCATCATGGTAAAGCCACTCTGGATGAGCCTCGGCCAGCTTTTCAAATACTTCACGGCGAATCATCATAAAAGCTGTAGCAACACGTTTAGCTCTAACTAGACCCATCTTGTCCATGAAAATGCTGTCATCATCTGTGTCTAATGTAGAAAAATAGACTTGGCCTTTTTTACGGGCAACTGGAATACCAGCAACAATACCTTTTACAGGATCCGTGTTCCAAGCCATTAAACGGAAAATATCTTCAGCATTAAAGTTAATATCTGAATCAATGAACATTAAGTCCGTGCATTCTGACCTTAAAAAATCAGTTGCAATTAAGTTACGAACACGAGATACAACAGAACATCCAGAAATATTGCAAACCTGAACGTCAATCCCGTGTCTTGTTGCTTGTAAACAAAACTCAGCTAGCGAAATAGCTAGCTTTGAAGAAACTTTATAGTCGTAGGAAGGAAGGCCAATCATCACCCTCCGACCTGCTAAATTATATCCAGCTTCTAAGCGTACTTGCTCGGTCATTTTTTTATCCGTAGTAAATATTTGCTGCGGTTAGGTTGTTTATGTAGCCATATACACCGGTATCTGCTCTTACGCCTTCACCCGGAATTACTGGAGAGTTATTGTATGAGTCTCCAGCGGCTATATCATAAGTCAACAACCATTTTCCAGTTGAGTAAACAAGCGTTGGTGAGGCACTAATAGTTCCGCTATTAATATCGGTTATAGTAAAAGCATTTGCGTTTGTAACCGTAACTGCATAGTTTCCATTAGTAGCTGTACCGCCTGTACCTGCAGCAAAGTCAATGCCAATAACTTGTCCAGTTGTCAAACCGTGCGCTGTAGAGCTAATAGTAAC